TGTGATTGAGGCAATACCGAAGACAATACAGTCTTCAACTTCGCCATGATGTTTTTTAAGGTCATATAAATACTCCTTTTTTATTTGTGCGTATTGTACAGGAATATTTGCATTTAAGTAAGACATATTTTAACCTCATTTTATTTCACCCCAATTAGGGCCATATTCATAATCAACCTTGTTGGGAACTTCTAATTTAACAGCATTTTCCATGATCTCAATAATTTTATTTGCATTATCACTTACAGATATATCTAACTCATCATGAACTTGTATATGTGGTGTAATACCCTCTTTGTGTAAATCTATCATTGCCTTCTTTGTCATATCGGCAGCTGATCCTTGTATTAATCTATTCAAAGCTTTGTATGTGTAAGCACGTTTGATCCCTGGTCCGTGTTCCAAGAGCGCTGCATCATGTGGCAAGGCTTTATGGATTCCAAACTGATTAGGCTCCCACAAATGAAACCTACACAATCTTCCAAGTAAAGTTCTAACTTTACCAGATCCTTGTGCACGTTGCATGACATTGTCCATCAGTTGTTTTACAAATGGTACTCTGTTGTGGTACTGTCTAAACAAACCATCGGCTTTATCTTTACTGACACCTAACTCTGCTTGTAATTTATTTTTACCCATACCATAGAACAGACCAAGATTTATGGTCTTAGCCTGTGATCTAGGTATCTCTGCCATCTCTGCCACAATACTGTGAAAATCCGCATCACCATCGTGATATGCATCTAATACTTCTCCTGCACCATATAAATTCTGTAAAGCTGCATAATGCACTACCAACCTAGGCTCTTGCTGAGAATAGTCAAATACACCCCATGTATGGCCCTCCTCGGGTATAAATAACGACCTAATAGCAGGTCCAAGTTCCTTGTTCCGTGCTGGTATTTGCTGTAAATTTGGGTTTGAGTAGCTAAATCTACCTGTCACAGTTCCGCCATTATCTGATCTTAATTGATTTATTTCTGCATGAATTCTACCTTTATGTGAGTGCTTTATTATGGTATCAATAAATGTGGTATGGGCCTTATTAATTTCTCTGGCTCGGGCTATTTGTTTTACCAGTGGGTGGGGGTGATTCTGAAGAAAGTTTTTTGTAAATGATGGAGAATTTGTTTTTTCGGTTGAGTCATAAGGTAGGTCAAGTTTTTGAAAAACTTGTGCTATCGACCTCGCTGCCCATATTTGAACATCTACTTGGGTTTCTGTTTTTACTTTTTGTAAGCATTCTTTTTCTTGTGCAATTAATTGTTGCTTTAATTTGTGAGCGGCTTCAACGTCTACACGAACTCCTAAAAAACGCATATCAACTAAGCAAGGAAAAAGTTCAGTCTCTAAATCAAAAATAGAATTTATATCTTGGTGGTCAATTTCTTTTTTTAATTCTTTCCAAAGTTCTAAAGTTATCTCGGCATCTTTTTGTGCATAAGCGCCAACATAAATGGCAGGTAGTTTATACATTTCTGCCTTGGGGTCAACACCCCAATCTTTTGCAGCTTGATATAAATCTGTTTCATTTTTACTTTTTCCAGTATATCTTTTAGAACAGTTGTTTAAGTCATAACGCATTTGATTCTCATCAACTAAGGCCGATGCAATCATCGTGTCTACAATTTTACCGTTAATACTTAAACCTAGTGCTCGAATCCAACACACGTCATACATGGCGTTATGAAATATTTTTGTGGCTGGCGTATTCAATACATCTTGAAACCATTTTAAAACTTTTTTACGATCCATGTTACCACCACCTTCATGAGCAATAGGATAATAGCCTGACCAACCTGGTACAGCCACAGCAACTCCCACAACATCTCCTTTACCCATCACTGATCCTGATCCCATTTTCATAAGTTCTGGATCTTTAGTTTCTAAATCAATTGCTATTTCATCATATTTTGATAAATTTGGAAATTCTTCTGGTGGTAGCCATTCTGTTTGTGGTTTAAAAATTGGTATTTGCATTATTTAGTTATCCCCCATGAGTTTGGTTTTTCTTTTTTTTCTTCTTTTGGTTTTTCTGGATAGTCTCTATCAATAGCCATATCAATATAATGTTTAGCTTTTAATAAATCTTCTTTCTGATTTTTCTGTTTGTGCCTGCACAAATATTTTATAGCATTGCCTTCTGCAAAGGGCAAATTATTTTTGTTAATAAATTCTGATGGCTGAATTACCATAGATTTATAATGATCCCCACCTATCTGTTTTTTATATATTTGATCTGTCATTTGCTAATTCCTTAATTATTTTTTTAATATAATATTCTTTTCTTCTTTCTTTAACTTCTGGTCTTTGATTATAAGCTTTGTCCCATGCTTTACCTTTAAAACTTTGTCTCCATTTTTTTCTTGCTCGTTTTCTGCTTTCAGCGTAAGGATGTGTCATATTATATATCCTTTATTTGCTCTTTTTGGTTCCACTATATGTAAATTTTCTTTTGTTCTTGTTGCACCTACATAAAATAATCTATTTTCGTCATCTGGATTTCTCTCATACGTATTCATAGTTGTTTGTGTTAGATCCGTCAAGAGAACAACGTTTTGTGCCTCCCCACCTTTAGCTGCATGAATTGTTGATAATTCTATTCTTGGTTTTTTATTTAAAGATTCACCATTTGCTCTCATTTTTCTTAAATAATTTACTCTGGCTTGACCTGCATCATCAAAAGCTCTGTACCACTCATCATTTGTTTTTAAATTATAATGTTTTTTTAAAGTATCCATGTCATACATAGCTTCTTTGGCCATACCTTTTATTTTTTGTTTGTTAAAATTTTTATCAGTCATGTATTTAGATATTTTTTCTAATTGTTTAAAATTTAATGGTTGGCCTTTTCTTAAATGTTCCCAATCAGTTGCTGCTTCTTGTAAATCTTTTTCATAATTTCTTTTGTATCTGTTTTCATAATAAAAACCTTTTCTATACAAAGAATCTTCCACATCTTTTAACATGTGTCTTGTTCTTGCTAACACTAACCATTCACCTGTTGACATATCCACACTATCTATGTCAAAATGTCTATGCAAACTTCCTTCGTTTGTTTTAGGTTGCCAATTTTTATCTATTCTATTTCTAATTCTATTAATTATACCCATCGCCAAACCGTGAACCTTAGCTGGTATTCTAAATGATTGTGTCAGTGGTAAGTTTATCATTTGATTTTGTAATGCAATAAAAGAATCTACATCAGCCCCAGCCCATTTAAATATAGCTTGGTCATCATCTCCTGCAATAAATGTGTCTTCTGTTTTATTCCAAATAGATTTTGCCATATCCCATTGCATCAAAGATAGGTCCTGTGCTTCATCTATAAACACTACATCAAACTTTGGAGACTTATCTGACTTAGTAAACTCTGTAATCATGTCATTAAAATCTATTAGAGCATATTCTTTTTTATATCTTTTTAATTCATTATATATAATTCTTAACTTATCTAATTCTAAATCTTGTGTGTGCTCCATCCTATTGTACTGTTGTTCTGGAGTTATATTTCTAAGCTGTGCTAGTTGTATAATTTGTAAATATTCACTATCAGATGTAAATATACCGTGATCTTCTTGGTGTTCTGCATATGCTACAGGAAAACCTAATTTTTTTCCAAGATCTTTGTAATGTCTTGGTTGCATTACCTGATCTTTTTTTAATCCTAATTTTCTAAATGCTAATGAGTGTAATGTTCTAAAATATGGAAGGTCATCTTCTGATAAATTAAATTGTTTCATTGCTCTATCTCTTGCTTCGTGTGCAGCTTTTTGTGTAAAAGCAAAGTAACCAACTCTATCAGGATCTGTTTCTTTTAAATAACTATCTACTTTATTTAATAAAGTTGTAGTCTTTCCTGTGCCAGGTGGTCCCAATACAATAGTTTTCAAAACACATCCTTAGGTTTTAATTCTTTTTCGTTATAATCTTCTGTTCGTTTATCAAATTGTTTAACTACAAATACAGATATTCTTTCTTTACCAACTCTTTTTTCTTGACAATTACATGTTTCTTTTAACATTTGTGCTGTTCGTTGATAATTTATATCCCATCTTTGTCTTATTAAAAATTGATTAAAGAATCTGTTGTATACGAAGTGATGATAACCATCACTAGTCCACACACCACCTTTTTTAAGATCATTTATGTCTGATCCTATGTGTCTGTTTAAACAAAATTCTTCTAAATGATTTCTTAGTTGATCGTGTGTTGTTACACCTTCTGGTGGTTCGACAGGTTCGTGGTTCTTCATCAGTGGATTTATTATCATGTCCCAATCTTTTGGTTTCACTGTTGGTGGTTTAAAATCTAATTGTTCCATGCACGCTTCTTGAAATAAACTTTGTTGTTTTAAAAATTTTACATTCTCCAAATGCAATCTTTCACCATCTACGTTTAAATAATAATATGGTTTTTCTAATTTAATTTTTTGTAAATCAGTTAATGCAGGAAATACTATTTCCTCTCCTATTCCATACTTACGACTCTTACATAATTTTTTATCACATAAATTACACATAGGAGTGTCATTACATTTATACCCCCAATCTTTTTTATCATGTTGTCTTTTAATTATATCTACTTCTGATTCACTTAATGGATTTGCTGACGCTGCAATATTAAACATTGTAAGTCTACTCTTCCATTCTGATGGCCATTTCTTTTTGGCATATACTCCATAATGAAATATTGCATTATTTCTACCACCTTCTGGTATTTTATTTATTGCCATAAGTTCTATACACGGTGGTGCATCTGAATATTCTGATTGTGGTCTTACAACTTTTAATTTTTGTAATTGATCTGGTGTTTGTTTATTTCTTTCATACAACTTAAAAAAGTCATCCATACTAGCAGCATTTCCATCTTCAAGAAAGGCATATCTTGTTGTATTGTCACTATTAAAATATGGTAAATTTAAAAAATTTCCTGTATCATCTTGCGATTTTAATTTAATTTGTTTTGGAAAAACTTCTGATCCTCCGTATCCTAAAACTGTTTTTATTTCTGTAAGTTTATCTCTCATTCTTTCTGCTTCTACAGGCTCTGTTGTAAACAGAAAAACGTGTGCCCCACCACTCTTTGACCTACATACTATTAGTGGTAAATTTACTTGTTTAATTTTTTGTATTAATTTTGCATGATCAAATCCTGCATAAGAATCTATATCTACACAACCCCATTTACATTTATTGTCATCATTAATTGGAATAATTCCTAAACTTTGTGTGCCGTTTAAATGCATGGTCCACAGTTCCGTGGTCACTGGTTGACGTACTACAAATGATTGTCCTTTTACCTTTACACCATTTTCTGTTGATGAAGATACTTTAGTGCAACCATGAGCACGTTCTAATCCTTGAAATATGTTTTTAAAGTTTTCTACTGACATAAATTAAAAGTGGGCGTATCCACTCTCGCTTAGACGCCCACTACCTAGGATTCGGTTAGTACGGTGTACTAGAAGTTTCCTCTGATCCATGTTTAGCTTGAACTTCACCTTTGCCTACTCGCTCAGCAAAGTTTTTAGCTATGTCATAGATAGACTTGTCAGTAACAGGACCAATCTTAGCTACATCCCATCCAAACCATGTTCCTTTGTCATTAGACATCTGAACAGTTTTTAGATTATAAATGTGGCTGTAAGTTGGCGGTGTAAATAATCCGTTCTTGCCCTGCATTTTAATTCCCATCATCATTGAGTTCCATTTTCTACTCACTTTTAATTGAGTAGCTTTCATAGAAATCAAAGCTGTGGTTGGACTGTCACCCATTAATATAACAAAATGGTTAGCAGTGTTCTCCAAGTAATTACCGTTTGGTAATCTATCCTTGTAAGATTTATCACGAGTAGTTGTACTCACAATATCACTGTCTGCCTCGTGAATTGCAACAGGTGCTCCTGTGCTCACTCCACGATCTGCCCACTCAATATATTGTCTTTTGTAAAAGACAGGTATAACATTTATATTGTTATACAACTCATTGGTAACAGTATTAATTATCTTGCCTGGCTCTGCGCCCTCGACATATTTTCCATGAGTCTTATTGACTTCTGGAGATAATTGTCCCAAAACTTTTAAGAATGGTAACGCAAGATCTTCTTGCGATATGTTTTGAGAACCTTTGTTTGCATCAGCTTCAAATAAATTTGCAGATAATGCTCCTTCTTTTTTCGTTGCTACTTGGTTCATAGTTATTGTTTCCTTTTTATTGTAGTCTTATTTCCAACAAATATGTTGAAAATTTCCGTTGGCATTTCTTTTCCTGCCTCTATACGCTCACGGACTAACGCTTTAAGAGTCATGGGCTCAAC